CTTATGGAAACAGGCCCCCCTTACAAAAATAAACACTCTGCAAAAAATACAATACAATCCGCCCAACCTCAGGAGTGCTACATCCTCCATGTACCAAACAGTAATTGACTACGACGTCCCGCTTGCGGACTACCCTCCCTCGTTCGAGTCGCTCGAAGCACGGGTGGCTGCCGCACTTGCCACCCTTTCGGACACCGACGCCTTCCCCGATGCCATTGAGGAAGCGGACCAAGCGCTGTCACGTTCTATATTTATAGGAGAGCGGCTGGCCTCCGACAACGATTTGTCACGGCCAGGGGTGCTGACACATATAGGCGCACTGCTCAATGAGTACGACCGCACGGTGGTTAAGTCTGCAGCCCAACTGCGGACCTACATTACGAACCGGCTGATACTGGAAACGGACAGTCCAGACCCCCGAGTGCGCCTAAAAGCGCTCGAAATGCTGGGCAAAGTCTCGGATGTGGGCCTGTTCACCGACAAAACCGAGATCACCATGCGCCACCGGCCCACGGAAGAGCTGGAACAACTGCTGCGCGAGCGTTTGACGCGTGTTATTGAGGCCGAAGTGAGCCAACCGGCCCCTGCGGCGTCCAAAAATGCCACCGAAATTGACTTTTCTGAGCTGAAAACGGACGATGGCCCTCCTCAGTGAGACCTCCCTGACTCCTGAGCTGCTGGAAAAGGTGCTCAAGAGCATGCCGCACAACGATGCGGCAGAACTGCTGGCCATGATGGAGGAGTTGGAAGAGCGAAAGACCATCCAACACGCCCAAAACGACTTCTTGGCGTTCATTGCTGCCATCGACAAGAGCTACAAGTTCGGCGTTCACCTGCGCAGGCTCGGGCACCTGCTGATGGACGTAGAGGAAGGCAACAAAGACAGGATTGCGGTCTCGATGGCCCCTCGTATGGGCAAATCGCAGATGATCTCCATCTATTACCCGGCGTGGTACTTGGGCAGGCACCCCGATCACAAGGTCATTGTGGCGTCCCACACTGCCGATCTTGCCGTGGTCATGGCCCGCAAGGTGCGAAACCTGATTGCCAGCCCTGAGTACGCCAGAATCTTCCCAAACACCAAGATTGCAAGCGACGCCAAGGCAGCGGCACAGTGGAACACCACCAAGGGCGGCGAGTATTTCGCCATCGGCGTGGGCGGCGCTCTGGCCGGACGGGGTGCCCACCTCATCATTGCAGACGATCCGCTCTCCGAGCAGGACATTAAGGCGGGCAACACCACAAGCCTGGACTCGGCCTACGAATGGTTCAGCGCGGGCCTGCGGACTCGTTTGATGCCGGACGGCAAGATATGCGTGCTGCACACGCGCTGGCACCAGCGGGATTTGATTGGACGCCTGCTCAAAGACAGCGCCCTGAACGACGGCGGAGACAAGTACGAGTCGTTTGAATTTCCTGCCATCTTGCACGAGAACACGGAAAACGAGAAGTCGATCTGGCCCGAGCAGTGGACGCTGGAAGCCTTGCAGAAGACCCGCGCGTCTATGCACCACATCATGTGGCAGTGGTATGCGCAGTACCAGCAGAACCCGACGGCCAGCGAAGCTGCCATCATCAAGCGCGACTGGATCAAGTGGTGGACGAAAGAAGACCCCCCGGACTGCGATTTCATCGTGCAGGCGTACGACACGGCGCTCACAACGAAAGCCCGCTCTGACTTCTCGGTGTGCCACACCTGGGGGGTGTTTACGAACGAAGCCGACGAGTCCTCAAACGTCATACTGCTCAACAAGGTCAAGGGCAAGTACGAGTTCCCAGAACTCAAGGTGATGGCCCACGAGCAGTATGCCAACTGGGAGCCAGACTCGGTTATCGTGGAGGCCAAGGCGAGCGGGCAGCCGCTGATCGACGAGATGCGCCGCTCGGGGATATTTGTGCAGGACTTCAGCCCCGGCAAGGGCCAGGACAAGATTGCACGGCTTAACGCCGTCTCTGATATGTTTGCCTCAGGCCACGTATGGTTTCCAGAAAATGCCTGGGCCAGTGCCACGGTGGAGGAAATTCTGGCTTTCCCTGCGGGCGAGCACGATGACGAGGTGGACGCGATGACGCTGGCTCTGGCACGAGTTCGCAAGGGCGGACTGTTGCGCCTGAACACTGATCGAGAAGATAATAGCCCGATTGTGCGGTCCCGCCGTGGGGCCTATTACTGAGATACGGTATGGCAACAACCAAATTCACAGGTAAAAACCAACTCATTGACCGGCTTGCCGCGCAAGTGGGATCGCGTGAAACTGCCATTGGGTTGTTGCAAAAGCGCGGGCATCTGCACCCCGGCACCGAAACCCTGACCGCAGCGGGCCGGGCGAGGGACAATATGACTGCTGAGGAGCGGGCAAAAGACCGGGCGTCCAAAGCCTCAGGCGTGCCCGCCAGCAACTTCACTTACAACGTGCGCACCAACCGTGCGACCAAAAGGAAATGATATGAATATGGTTCCCGGTATTGGCGGTGCGCCGCAAGGTTTGGAATTTGACGCTCCCGAGATGGGAGACGCGGCAACCGTCGAAATGGAAATTTCATTTCCACTTGAAGATGGCGAGGTGGAGATTGACCTCGGGGGCGCGATGGAGATGGGCAGCGACGTTGAGTTTGATGCCAACCTTGCAGACCACATGGACGAGGGCGAGTTGCAAAAGATTGCCTCTGATCTGATGGGGCTGGTCGATGCGGACATCGCAGCCCGCAAAGACTGGGTGGATATGTATGTCAAGGGCTTGGAAGTCCTGGGCATGAAGTATGAAGAGCGCACAGAACCCTGGGACGGTGCCTGCGGGGTGTTCTCCACGGTGCTGACTGAAGCTGCCGTACGCTTCCAAAGCGAGACCATCATCGAGACCTTCCCGGCGCAAGGCCCGGTCAAGACGGAAATCGTCGGTGCCATCGACAGGCTCAAGGAAGAAGCCGCAGAGCGGGTGCGCGTTGACATGAACTACCAGCTCACCGAGGTGATGCCTGAGTACCGCCCTGAACACGAGCGGATGCTCTACTCCTTGGGGCTGGCCGGAAGCGCGTTCAAGAAGGTGTACTTCGACCCTGGCATGCAGCGGCAGACGGCAGTGTTTATTCCTGCTGAAGACCTCATCATCCCTTACGGCGCGTCGAGCATCCTGAACGCTGAGCGGGTCACGCATGTGATGCGCAAGACCAAGAACGACATCCGCAAGCTGCAGGCGGCAGGGTTCTACCGCGATCTGGACCTGGGTGAGCCCCAAGCTATATACAACGACATCGAAAAGAAAAAGGCCGAAGACCAAGGGTTTTCCCTCACCTCTGACGACCGCTACCAAATCTACGAGGTCTGTGTTGACTACGTGGTCCCAGGGTTTGACGGCGGCACGGAGGACAACGAGGATGACGCCATCGCCATCCCGTACATCATCACGATTGACCGGGGCACAAGCAACGTGCTGGCCATCCGCCGCAACTGGAACCCAGACGATCCTGCCAAGTTAAAACGCAACCACTTCGTACAGTACACGTACATACCGGGGTCTGGTGCGTATGGCCTGGGCCTGATCCACCTGATTGGTGGTTACGCCCGTGCGGGCACATCGCTCATCCGTCAGCTTGTCGATGCAGGTACGCTGGCTAACCTGCCCGGTGGCCTCAAAGCCCGTGGCCTGCGGATCAAAGGGGACGACACGCCCATTCAGCCCGGTGAGTTCCGAGACGTAGATGTGCCCTCGGGTTCGGTGCGCGACAACATCATGACCCTGCCGTACAAAGAGCCGTCGATGGTTCTGGCGGGGTTGCTGGACAAGATCACTGAAGAGGGCCGTCGCCTCGGATCAATCGCTGATATGAAGGTCAGCGACATGTCCGCGCAAGCCCCAGTGGGTACCACGCTGGCCCTTCTGGAGCGCCAGCTCAAGCTGATGTCTGCGGTGCAGGCACGGGTCCACTGGAGCATGCGCCAGGAATTCAAACTCCTCAAAGCCATCATCCGCGAGTACGCCCCGGAGAACTACACATACACCCCTGACGGCGGGGATATGCGGGCCAAGCAGGCCGACTACGACTTGGTGGAGGTCATACCTGTCAGCGATCCCAACAGCGCCACGATGGCCCAGCGGATCATGCAGTACCAAGCGGCGATCCAGCTCAGCCAGCAGGCCCCGCAGATTTATGACCTGCCGCACCTGCACCGCCAGATGCTGGAAGTGCTGGGTATCAAAAACGCCGAGAAGCTTGTGCCCATCGACGATGACATGAAGCCGCGTGACCCGCTCAGCGAGAACATGGCGTTCTTGAACGGCAAGCCCGTCAAAGCGTTTATTTACCAAGACCATGACGCGCACATCGCCACGCACATGGCGCTCAAGCAAGACCCGCTCATCATGCAGCAGATGGGTCAGAACCCACTGGCCCAGAAGATGATCTCCTCGATTGATGCGCACATCTCCGAGCACTTGGCGTTTGCGTACCGCAAGAAGCTTGAAGACCAGATGGGTATCCCCATGCCCGCCCCGGACGAGGACTTGCCGCAGGACTTGGAGGTCAACCTGTCCCGCTTGGTGGCCCAAGCCGCGCAACAGCTCTTGGCTCAGAGCCAGCAGAAAGCCCAGCAGGATCAGGCCCAGAAGATGGCCCAAGACCCGATGGTGCAGATGCAGCAACAAGAGTTGCAGATCAAGCAGCAAGAGGTGGCTATCAAGCAGCAGAAAGTCCAAGGCGATCTGGCGCTCAAGCAAGCCGAGTTGCAGCTCAAAGCACAGACCGAGGCCAACAAGAGCGGAGAGGACCCCGAGCTTGCCGCGCAGCGCCACGCCATGGAGTTACAGCAGGCTGAGCAGGCGCATCAGCAGAAGTTGAGTCACGCGGATCAACAGGCACAGATGAAGATGCGCCAGCAGATGATGAAGCTAGTGCAGCCGCGCCCTCAACCAAACCCTAACCCAGAAGGTGAATGATGGACACAAAGGTACTTGGGCTCCTCAACAGCAAGCTGGAGGAGCAGAAAGTTCAGCTCAGTGAAGTTTTGTGTGCTGGTAATGCTAGGTCTTACGAGCAGTACAAGGAGTTGTGCGGGCAAATCCGAGGTCTCATGACCGCACAACTAGAAATAGCCGACCTCGTGCGTAAATTAAAGGAAACTGAGAATGAGTGAATTTCTGATTGGGCACACGCTGGACCCGCAAGGTCCGGTATCTGTTTTGCCGGGCACGGCAGAAGAGAAGGCCCGCCAAGTGCCTGACCCCAGTACGTTCCACATGTTGTGCGTCCTCCCCGATGCTGAAGAGTCGTATGAAAGCGGCTTGGTTAAGTCCAGCCAAACCATGCACTTCGAGGAGCTGCTGTCTCCCGTACTGTTCGTGGTGAAGATGGGGCCAGACGCTTACAAGGACGCCAAACGGTTTCCCAATGGCCCAAGCTGCAAGGTCGGTGATTTTGTTTTGGTGCGCCCCAACACAGGCACCCGGATCAAGATTCATGGCAAGGAGTTCCGTCTCATTCTTGACGAGTCGGTCGAAGCAGTTGTGCAAGACCCACGCGGCATCACAAGGGTTTAACCATGGCTGACATCGAAAAAA